CATCCTATTCCTCCCGTGCTAGCCATGCCTTGATAGCTAACAGCGCCCAGTCGACCGTCTACTATCTCGGTTACTACTGTACCTAGTTGGTCCTTGCCAATACTGATCGGAATACTTACTTGAGTTGTTTGTGGGCCGGCTTGGGCGGGGGTTGCTCCTGCATTTTCTCGGAAGGCGGATTTTTGCGCGCGCTGTGCGGCGTAGTCCGCATTAGAAAACCGGGTTTCTTGAAGCCCGGGCTGGAGTTTCTGTGGTGTGGCAGTTAGTGGTTTAAGGTTTTTTGCTGCCATTGCCGGCACGTCGCCATATACGTCGTCCACAAGCTTCGGCATCTTGGCGGCTACTGATTGCATTGGCTGAACGAAGGTTGGGTCCATCACTTCTCGCTCCATTCTTTTGGATGGCGAGGATATTTCCATTTCGGTTTTGATGCCTGTTAACGATTCAGCCCATTCGCCGGGGATCCACTTAACAAAATCTGTTACACTAGTCTTAATACCGGCGAAATTGAAGGTTTCTGCTAGCATGTGTCCCAAAGATTTTAACATCTTTCCAAGAGCTACAATCGGAGCGAAAAACAGCTCTATAGCCTTTGAGGCTAGCTTGAAGCCTTTTTCTAAGACGCCTCCTGTAAACAAATCAAGGAAACTCGGGGAATTTCTCTTTTTGAGTGAAGCCCAGAACTTGGAAATGCCTACACCCATCATCAGGAGAAGCTTCCAAAACATCCGCGTTGGGTATGAGAGATCCCACATGAACACAGCCAGCGCCTTCATATCGTCTGCAAATCCCTTGATCATGGGTCTATTCTCATTGAGCCAGTCGGATACCAAAGTAAACTTGCTTATGACATCTTTAATCATATCCGGTAGCGCTAGCATTCCAGGAATGAGCAGTTCCTCCATTAAATATTCAAACGACTTCCCGAGTTCTTTAAGCGGACCTTCGCCATCGGCAAAAGCATCCAACATCTTCTGAAGTGGCTTCTGTAGTTTTTGCATCGTGGGGAGAAAGGAGGTTAACGTATTTTTAAGAATTTCCATTGTGGTTTGCCAGCTTTTAGCCTTTGCTCGTTGGTCAGCATAAGATTTGGAGGTCTGGCCAATATTGCCATCTAACGCACCCATATCTCCGGACATCATCGCTGCCAATTCACCCACATCTTTTAGTCCTGCAGCATTCGCATAAAACTTCTTCTGGTAATAACTCATATCGTCAAAGGACCCAGCAGCGTCTAGAATGCTATCTCGAATCATATTAAAGCGGTCCACGGGATCGGTCGTCATCATAAGATCCATCGCATTGACCATATTACCACCAATTGCTGCATTCAGCTGTCCGGCTTGTTTTGCAGCGCCTTCGAAAGTATCAAATTTCTCGGTGATTGCAAGAATGCGTCCGATCTCCATTCCTGTGACCTTAGAAACCATCGCAAGCCTCTTGAACACTCTCTCACCGTCGTTGCCAAAACGCTTGAGTTCATTGGCACTGGCCGCGAAGTCTTCTGCCATCTTGCTGATGGGAACACCGATATCTTGAGCATGGGCGGATAGCCCCAACAGAAGTTCGTCTGCGCCACCGATACCTATTCCCAGTCCCTTGGTGGCATGCTGCGCGATCTTAGCGGAAGTTCCTACACTCACGCCGAATTCTCCCATAAGGGCGGTTGTTTTCAATAAATCTTTCCTTGCACCAGCAGAAGCCATCGTGTAATCAGTTGTGCTAGTATAAAGTGCGTTCTGGGCTGCGGTCGCTTCTTCCATGGAAACGCCTACCGCACGCATATTATACTCCAATGCGGGAATTGCTGCACCAAATTTTGCTGCTGCGCCGGTGGCGCGCTGGAAGGCAACTGCTGCATCTCTCGTCTTGACTGCTAGCCCTATCGTCCATTCTACAAGTTTGGCGATGGCGCCGACTACTAAGAGAATTATGCCGATGCCAAGAGCAGCGGTGAGCGTGCTCGCAGATATTGCGCCAGCCTTAAGAGCTAAGTTAAGTCCCTTCGCCATCTTCCACATGCTGTGTAAGCCCTTCCCTCCTGCCATAATTGCAGAGCTAAGCTTAGACGATCCGAGAGCGCGCGCGCCAAGATTTTTAAGCATCGTTTTGCCTTGGCTGACTGCCTCATTGCCAAGTTTTAAGTTTTTCTCATTTGTTTTGATCTGCTTTTTGTTATTTCTAATCTTCTGTTCTTGTTTTTTTATTTCTTCATCAGAAGCTTTACCAACATCTTTCATTAGCTTGAGTTTTGCCTCCTGGATCGAAAGCGTTTCTTTGGATATCTCCATCGTTCTCTCTGCTACTTCTTCATGCAGTTCCATTCGCTTGCCAAAGCTAATGGAGAACCTGGCTTTTTTCTCCAGATTCGCAATCTCGACCTCGTCTTTCGCGAGCGCAGCGGTTCGGTCTTGCAAAGACTGCGCTTGCCGTGCACGTCTTTTTTCAAGGTTTGCGGCTTCTTTGGTAGCATATTCTTCTTGCGCAAGAAGCTTCTTCTCGGCGATCTTTAAGTTCTTTTCGTTGAGGGCAATACCTTCGCGAATAAGCTCATTTTCCGCCGCTAGGGTCTCTACGCTTTTTCCGTCTTTTGCCAAAGTGATTACCTCGCTATAGAATAATTAGTATGAATACAAAAAAGGCAAGAGTTCTATCTCTTACCTTTTCCGGGGGGCCCATGCATGCCTTTGGGCTGGTTATGCGATGACAACGTCTGGCTTGAAGAACCACCTCGTTGTGAATCTTGCATAGCTGCATTTTCGTCTTCGATCTGTTTGGATAGACGCTGGGTAAACCATAGCCTAAGCCCAACGGGCAAATTATAAGATTCAGTAAGCGACCATCCGCCGGCGTATTTTAGGAAGAAGAACTGCTCATATACGTTCTGCATATACTCATCGGTCAGGCCAAAAAAAGTCCGCTGTCAACGGCACCTCCATTTCCTGCTCGTGATCGCACTCAGAGCATACAAACTCTTGCGTAAGATCCAGGTCCGGATTGGTGGCTTTATATGCGTTTCGCAAATATCGAGAATCAAGCGATGGAAGGTTTTCGACTACATATGAAATGAGTTTTGGATCATCATCACCATTAACCTGCTCAATAATTGTTTTAAGCTGTTGGGTAATATTGTGTTCTCCGTCCTTCTTGCGCTTTGAACTTTCGAGAAGCTTTAAAAGCCTCTTTTCTTCGCGGCCGGTCATTAAACTAAAAGTAACATCAATTTCAGTGCGAGGAAGAGCAACGTTAAACGTACCATCCCCATTGGGGGTTACACCAGCATCTTCAGCTTCGTCAGCTGTATCCTTTGCCTCGCACTCATTTAAATCAAACATAAACTCTTGATTAACTCCGCATGCTGGGCACGTAACACCAGTTGTGTACTCATTGCCATAACCCGAAACACGGGTTGCAACAACAATTGCGTTTTTATCTCCGATAAGAAGACTGTTAACATCAATGCGCTTATCAATAATAACATTGCGTAAAACTCTATCAAGAGCAATTCCCTTTTTAAGTAATGATCTCGAAGTAAGGATATCTTCCTCTTTCGCAGTCATTTGCTTTATTTCAATTGTGGACTCATTATGCAGGGGGTGATCCTCTGCGTAAAAGCGCCCACCAGATGGTAGGTCCACGAAGGAAGTAGGAACGACGAAGGAAAAGGGGGATTCCTGCGCTCCTTCTGTTGCTTGTGGAACGGGTGGATCAGCATGTGTTTGCTTTGTGCCACCTACACGTTCTCTATTTCTTGACAATATACACCTCTCAGATTATGGATTGTCTGTTTTATACACCGAAGAATTCGTTTCCGCCGCCGGCAATTGCTGCAGAATTATTTGCTGTCTGGACGCGGGCCCAATCATATTTAAGCGTAACGCTCAGCTCAGTTAACTCATCTTCGCCATAAGAAAGATCACCGTACTTAACATCTGTAATGAAGGCATTCCATAGGGTCCAAGTTTCAAGCGGCTTGCCGTCGGAATCAATCTGTGTAATATAGACTGTTCCAAGTGCTCCAGCGGCTTTAGCTTTAGACATAGTTCCCATTTGATCCGCATCAATAGCATTAGTAGGGGGTGAATATCCTGATTGTACCACAATGTCAGAAAGAGTTGCAGTCAAATCTGGAGTTACCGGGTCAACAAGAGTAATTGCACACTCGTTCCAAGTAACAGAGCCTGGGTACTGAAAAGTATGGTTTAGATACTTGTGTTCTGCAGTACTAATACTAAAGGAGGGCTTTTGAACTGACTTTGCATACCAAAGAGTCGATGAGTTTCCATTGGGATCTTGAATTCCCGTGAATTGTACTGTAAATCTAAAGGACCTCTTTGGATCTTTTAAGGGGGTGCTTCCTTCAGCACCAAAGTCTACGGACCAGAATGGCATTTTAAGTTATCTCCTTTGATATTGTAACTAGTTTGTTCATAATTTATTAGTCGTCAAAAGACGCTCCAGTTGATGCGATAACAAAGTCGATCGCAATGAACTCGATGGCGCGTGCTGGCTTGACCATAATCTTCGCATACATGATGTTTTGATCAATCAAGTCAGGGGTGGTGGTGGTTTCGTCGAGGATCAACTTGTAGTCAGTGATACCGAAGGTGACCTTGACATTGGCGAGGAATGGTTCAACTAATGAACGGAACCTGTCCCAAGTTGCCTGTACATTCTGCTCGAAGAGAATCTTGGACGAGATGATGGAGATTTGCTTCTTCAAGTAAATCACCAAGCGGCGTACATTGATTCTGTCCAGTGCCGACTGGCGCTCTTGTAGCGTCTTCTGACCGAAGACTACGATTCCAGTGGATGGGAAAGACGCAATCGGGTTGATGCGTGCTTCGTAAAGAATATCACGTTCCTTAGAAGTTAGACGCTGGGTTACATTCAGAATTGGTAGTCCTGCTGCACCTTCGGTAAGGCCGCCGCGGTTGAAACCGGCGGGAGCGAACCAAAGTTGCGACTTCTTCTGTGAACTTGCAAGAACACCCATCATAGCGACAGTTGGCGGAATCCAAAGAAGCTTTCCGGTACCCTCGTCCCGGGTTTGAACCCATGGGTAGAAAGTGGCGCCGTAGCTTGTGTCAATCTTACGATCTCGTAAAGATGTAGCTGCTTGATTCGGAGTGGAAGCAAGGCGGTCTGCTTTATCAGCTTTGTAGATCTCGTGAGTCGGCAAATATACGTCTGCTAAGTCGATGAGAGCCATAGCATCGCCGCGTGCCGCGCAGATATCCATCGCTTTCTCGGTTAATTGGTTGTTTGTAAGTCCGGGGGCGACGAGCATGTTCATATCCACTGCTTCGGGATCTGCAACTGTGTCCATTGCGCGGGCCCAGGTATGGAAAATATAATCATTGAGTTCCGTAGATGTACCAGGCGTCATTCCCTTGTTATATGAGGGATCTGGTTTCGTAATGTCCCAGCCATCGAATGCACCCCAAAGAGGCACAGTGAACTTGTTGTATCCTGCGTCTAGAATAGCTTTCCAACTACCAGTTGTGTAGGACTCCTCCCTAGTACGAGAGCCGGAAGCGTAGTAGAATACACCAGTTGAGCCTGAGATAATATCGTCGAGTGAGAAGACATATCCCCAACCGTTATATCCACGATCACCAATTTGGGCCGCTGTGGCGGTTGCAGTTGGATCATCTGGCCAGTTTTTGGACCACATTCTGTGCATTTCACCAATCCCAGGGGTTGAGATGGTACTGTTTGTTCCGCGAGATGTTTGCATACCGAAGTAAGCATTTCGAGGATCAGTAAGTCCACCAGCAGAAGCCGAATATCTAAGACGTGCCTTCGGGAATTCCATTTTGAGAGCAAGGGTGTCGATTGTACCACTACCCGCCATGAGTCCGTGCTCCGGCGAAGCGAAGCCCCAGTCGCTGGGGCACCAGGAGGCTGAATTGGGTATCGAGAACCCGGGTGAGTTATAACCGGCTCCCGTGGTTCCGCCAGCGAGAGAACCAGAGCCGAGGAACGACACGTAAGTTCCGGAGACACTGTTAACTGAGACGGATATCCCATGTCCGCCGGCGACCATTTTTCGACTCGTGGCACCCGAAACATCCAGAAGTTTTGGAGGCCCGAAGTAACCGAAAGGAAGTGTAACGGCATCAATTGCGCCGGCTTCGACGTCGGCGTTCATTTGAATGTATACAAACTTGGAATTGTTGTCGTATTCGCCGTACGTACGTAATCTCTTCTCCTTGGAGTCCCACTTAACATACTTATCACCGATCTTTCGGGCGACAAAGTTGGGGCTAGCTGGATTGAGAGTGCACTCGTCATAACGCTCAAGGACGACAACATCATTATCTGAGTCATTCATATCACGAAGGATGACCGAGAATGTTCCATAATCGCTAACGGAGCTGTTAGATTGGCGAACATTGCTAATTGAAATCTTAACATTGTCCATAAGCCATTCGCCATGGCCGCGGCCCACGAGGCGGAAAAGCTTTTGCTTACCTGGAGCATAATATTCGTCTGCGGCTCCTAAGTCCTGCCCAATGATCCAACTTGTACGCCCCTCGGTGGAGGCGACTTTCTTCATCTGGGCTGGGGTGTTCTCGGTGTCTAAGCCAGTCGACTTTTTGTCAGCGGCAAGATTATTATATCCCAAAGCGGTGATCATTCCAACCACTTTCTTGTTAGTGGACAAACCACGGTCAAGCAAATCTTGATCAAAAGTTTCTCCGAGGAAATAGTTAACTTCGCTAGCAGGCGGGTAGAAATCGCCCGCAGTCTTCAGTTGTGGGTTCGTATTAAGCTTCTTGCGAATGTAGTTCTCGGAAGAGTCGTTAAGGTCGAACTTAATTTTCTTGTTCACTGACGAAGCGGTGTAGATGAGGGCGAAAAGTCCATCGCTGCCGGCTTCAATCATAGTGTTGATTCCCTGAACGCCGTGCGTTCCAGCCTTCCCATCGGAGTCTGTGGCGCCGACCGTTCCAGTTCCGTATAAGTTTCCTGACAAAACGGGAACACCGGTCTGCGTGTAGATAATTGCGGCAAGGGACGCTGTTGCAGCGGCTCCAGAAATAATGGCGTCCGCGCCAACTGTCGATCCCGATTGTGGGAAAACCCAAAGTCCCCATGCTCCACCAGTGGTGCCTATGGCAGCTGTTGGTCCTGCATTCGTTGTAGCCCAACCTGCGGCGGCGGCGCCACCAGCGGTTCGGCCTGCGTCAGTCTGTTGTCCGAGAAGTCGCACGTAAGTAACAGGTGCGACGTTAGAGCGGAGGAAAGCCTTGGCAGCGTAGCCACCATACATAGGGGAAGTATAGTTGCCTTCGCGGTAAATATCGCTATTTCCGCCGCCAGGTACGGTATCTCCAAACATCTCAACAAATTTTGAGTATGATTCAACCTTAACGGGGGTCATTGCCAGGCCGCGGCGCGCGCGGCCGACGACTACTGGTCCAATCTCTGGAGCGTTTCTTGGTATAAAGGAGTTATCAATTTCATTAATGAAAACTCCTGGAGATACAAATTTAAAATTCTTTACCGACATCTTTTGGTCCCTTCCTCTCTTTTAAAGTAATTTGAGTATGATTGTCAATCATCTGTAAATAGTATTTTCAACTTCAAAAGTCTTGAAGAGAATCAATAAAATGTATTTTACTTCCTGAACTACTTCTCAAAAAAGCCTTCGTTGCCGGGAACAGGTGAAACTTCACGCGGAAATGTAACCTCAACTGTGTTTTCGTCGACACGCACAATAGGTCTATCGTCGTTCACACCTTCGCCGATTAGATACCCCAAGACTCTGATTCCTATCTCTGTTGTATACATACGCATCTCTTCTTGTAGATCATCGACGTTGTTCGTCTGTGCAAAGTCTTGATTGATAAAAGCTTCGTATAAGTGTCCGTTTCTTTTTAAAGTAAAAGCATTGATTTGACCTGTTCTCGCGATAAAAGGGGCCACCAAGCTGTTCATCTGTTCCTGATACTCAGATTTTAAAATAATCTTGTATTCTAAATTTATGTACACGGGGATTGGAATGGATAAGGATTGGATTACTACCTTTTTATTCACGCGAGGGTAATAAGCCTGGCCCGGCTCACCCACTATTTTCTTCATGCTCGCGGCAACGGCAAAGTTTCTCGTCTTATCTTGCACGATTTTCTTTGCAATAACGATACGGCCGGTTCTTCCATCTTTATTACTAGAATAAAGGTTTGCCTGGAAGGAACCTTTACGAGTCGGATCTTTGGCAATAGAAGTGCGCGTGATGCTAACGATTGGAAGTTTAAGTGCACCGCCATTATCCCGAAGAGACTTTTCGTGCTTAATCTGATATGATCTCTCAGGGGCTTGCCACAACACAGGAACTTTCGTAAATCCTTCATTTGTGCGAGCGGATAGATCAAGGTCATGTTTTAACCATGACGTAATCGCATAATCAATGCTTTCGATACTAGATCCAAGCATTCCTATATCTTCAAGTGTACCTTCTTTAAAATCAGGAGGCAACATTGCAAAATCAAAATTTTCAGGAAGCATCGAATAACCCCTTTCTTGCTCTTCTGCATCTTGCAGAAATTTCAAAACCATGCTCAACTTGACCAAATAGTTTTGTGTCTTCGCTTAACTTAACTATCTCGTAATAATAATCTCCGTACAAAACAAAGTCACCTTCTCGAACATACATGTCTTGATCTTGTTCTAAGCGGCGTTTATGGAAATGTACGTTAATCTCCCAAGTCTTGTCGATGCCGGCATCTGCCAAATAATCGGTGGAGAATTCGGTGAATTCGACCAAAGCATAAACACGGACGGGTGGGAGATAAGTTTTTTCTATAGCTTCCCCATACATATCGTGAAAGTCGGTCCTTTCAATGTCAATCGGGTAATAAAGGATCTGCTGTCCAATGACCTTCTCTATAAGCTCGTCATTGACTTGTTTAACCAGATCACGCTCTTTCTTGCCAAAGAAAAGCGGTGGTGGCGGGTTCTTAGGTCTGTTCCATTCGTTCGCCATTCACATTACCCCACGAATATCGGCAGTGGGGAATTCTTAAAGGTTGTGGCCACTGCCTCGGTCTTCTCGCTATCTTGTTTGGCGAGGGCGCCGTACTCCATCTCTTTCAACATCTCTACTAGCTTGTCTTTAAGCTCAGTCTGTTCATCTTTTGCCTGCGAAAGCAATTCGCTATGGTTTAGCGTTACACTATCCCCAGGAATCGGCATCGTAGTAAACTTACCTCGAATCTGCCCCAGCATCTCTTTACAAAGCGCAAGACAATACTTTCTAATCCACTGTTTACCCATGGAATTGATATTTTTATAAGGTAGATTGCTGAATGGCAGTGTATTAACGTTATTAACACCCTCGGTGCCATCTGCCATATTTGAGTTAGAGTCCCATGCATCCGGCATGACATAGAACCTTAACCACATGCGATCCATGTCGGAAATGTCCCAGTGGCCCGGAGTTGGGTAAAGTCTGAGTTTATTATCGATTAGTTCATAAGAATAATGTGATGTGCGAGTGAATAAGGAGTCCTCATACATAATCGCCTGCATCTTGTTCTGCCATGTTGGGATCACCTCAAAAGTAGAGTCATCCGCATACTGTCCGTATGTCGCCATGTTTCCCACGACGCCCATGCCGCCATAATAACCGTAAAACCTCCACATTGCTCTTGGAGATTTATAAAAGACTTTAGTGACATAAACACGCTTGCCGTCGACTGCACCGGAGTACGGGACTGGCTTTCCTCGGTCGTCATGGCCCGCTTTGCTAGCACTATTAATGATTGTTTGAATATCATAGTCTTGTTGTTGAGCTTTTGGTCTAAAAGAAGCCGAATATTCCGGCACAGTACCACCGAAGCCGGCAATTGCCGACAATCCATCGCCAACGCGCTTGGCATAAGTCATTTGGAACCGAGTGAACCGCAGGGCACTCCCTGACGGACCATCTACTCGTTCGCCTTGATGGTTAAACGTACCAGTGGTATTCCCGAGGGCATCCGAAAGAATATTTTTGCCTTGGTGCAGGTTAACAATATAAGAATACTCTAACACTGCCTCTTCATAGGCAGAATAGACGTTAGATGGCGTTAATTCGATGTCTACGACGTCCCCACCAAGCTTTTTATAGACATAGGCGACCTGGGTTGAGGCACCACTCAAAAATTCGTTAGAGCCGGTATAAATACCAAATGGTACAGCGGCAGCAACCAGGGCGGCACTGCCGGTACTGGTTAGAATAACCGTGCTAGTATTTGATTTCGGATTAAGTTGTGTGGGCACCCAAAGTCCCTCCTAAGAATAAATAGTAAAGAGGCGTACAAAACTCAAATCAATGCGCAGAAACGTTTATTTTATGTAGTTGCGTCAATTGTTTTGGTTTTTGTAGCTTTTCTACGTGGCTTACGGGTAGTGGCCTTCTTTTTGGTGGTGGTCTTCGTAGTCGGCTTGGGCGCAACGGTTTTTGCTTTCAACTTAGGAGTAGCTATTACTATCTCCTCAATTGGGGCAGCTATAACCTCTTCGGTCACCACTTCTGGTGGCGCTTCGATTACTGGTGCCATTTCAACTTTTGCAACCGTCTTAGGTGTGGGGGGTGTAGCCTTTATTGCTGGCTCGGGGGTAGTTGTTTCTGTCGCGGCTAAAATTGCTCGCATTCTTGGGTGATTGCCGTGTTTCACTGCAAACTTTTTAGTTGCGGACAACATTCTTCTTTTCTTTCCCATGGGAACTCCTATGTGTTTAGTTCAGTAGTAAATAGTTGATATCTCGCCTAAACGAAAAAAAAGGAAAATCTCAAAAAATTGGAGACGAAAAAAAATTAGGAGTTCGACCTTTTCAAGAAAAACCCCCCAACCTAAAAGGGAAGGGGGGAAAATAAAGTTATATTTTAAATTCTAAATTTAGAATGTCGTGAGCGCTGTGGAGCCGGCAGAGCCAATCCACTTAAGGTACACAACAATCTTTCCACTAGTTTTTGCAGTGGTTCCGTTGCCGACACCCTGGTTGATCCAGCAGAGTTGCGTTCCCGCGCCACCATCACCAACGTAATCGGCGGTTCCGGCGGCAAAAGTGGCACCAGTGATGCCACCTAGAGCACCAGCGGTAGCACTACCGAGGTCAATACCGGT